ACCGATTGCTTTGCAACCTCAAAGCGAGCGTGAACAACGGATTGCTCCACTTATCCAATGTGCCTGCAAACGGTCTGGGGCAATTCATGAAGCAGACCTTATGATTTTAGTGGAGGAATAAAAGATGGCTGAAACATATAGACTGACTGGTGATGATACCTTCGTCCTTTGGGACAGAGTTATTTCTGACTTGGCAGATGGAAGCGTTGTCCAGATTACAGCTGACAACAACATTGCTCAATCTGTGGTTGGAAAAAATGGAAACATCATTATTGCAAAAGACGAACAAGGTAAAAAATGTACAGTGGAATTGCGCGTTTTGAAAGGTTCCCCTGATGACCAATTCATTATGCAATACTACAAAACATATGAAATTGACTCTGCCTTGTTTATCGTTGGTAATGGTTCATTCAGCAAGCGCTTGGGTGACGGTGCTGGTAATGTTGTGTACGATACTCGCTATCTGCGTGCTGTACACTTCACCAAAGCCCCATACGATGCTACACAGAATGTTAACGGTGAAACAGACCAAGCTGTTACTGTGTATACAATGCAAGCGATTGTGGACAGAACTTTGGGTTAATAATTATATTCATGGAGGTATAACATGGAATATAAGTCTGAAACAACCGGGGCGAGGATTGTTATCAATCCTTGCTCCTTTATAGAGGCATTTAAATTAAAATCTGTTTTCGAGAAGGCTCTTATGTCCACTGGAAAAAACATAGAGGACCTTTGGTATGAAGACTTAGCAACGGCTATTTTTGCTATTGATGGGTCGGAAGAGGTTATGAAATGTTTATTCGAGTGTCTCAAGCGGAGCCAATACGATGACAAAGCAATAAAGCCAGAGTTATTTGATGATGTAAAAGCAAGAGAGGACTTATACGAGATTTTCTTTAATTGTATAATGGTAAATCTGCGCCCTTTTTTGAAGACAATCCTTTCAAAGTTAGGAATAAATGTTCCTCTGGACAAATTGAAAGGAGTCCTGACACAGAAATTGGCGACTACTTCGGATTCGTCTGCTGCACTATCGCAAAGCAAGGGTATTTCGGAGGAGACCCCGAGAGAGTAGCCAGAGCTTCTGTAACATCTGTTGCGTCTGTTTTGCATTTCATTAGCTTTGAAACGGATTACAAGGAAACATATAGGGCGTTAAATGAAAGTCGGTAGTTTATTTGCAGAAATTGGCTTTAAGGTAGATGAGAACGGTTCTCTGAAAAAGTTCTCTGCCTCAATGAAGGCCTTTCAAGATACAATAAGAAGTGGATTGAACGACCTAAGGGCTTATGCTAAAGCGGCTAGAGAAATATCTCAAGCTATGCGAGAGGCATATGTCCCAAATCAAGTTGAAGCTCGTTCAAGATTTAGGGCTGAAACTGCAAATATGCGCAGCCAAGCAAGACTCAACAATGCTTGGGCAAGAAGAAACCGTTCTGAGAGTATATCAAACGCCGCCGATTCGTATTTAAAAGCACAAAGAGCTCGGTTCTTTGAACAGGATTCTAATACTCGGGCAAAGAACGCCGAATCAAGAAAAAGAGCTTTAGACCAAAAAGAAAGAGGATTAGTAGGAACACACACTGGTAAGTATAGTAGCAATATGCTTTCAGTGCTTCGTGCTATTGCCGGTCATAGTTTTGGTGGATTTATTGGTGGGTTGGCTGGTCTTGCCGGTGCGGCTCATCCTATTGTGATGGCGATAACGGCTGGTGTTAAAATTATCACAAGTGCTATAAGGTGGCTCGGAAAGACTATACGAGAGGGAATGCAAGTTGGTTTGGCTTATAGAGATTATATGAGCTTTACGGGGCGTGGAACTCAAGGTATAGCTGGTATATTAGCTGCATCTCTTGGCACGACCTCTATGAAACCTTCCGATGTAATGAAAGACATATCTGACCTAGAGACAAGTTTCTGGGATATGTGGTTTGGTGGTGGAAACCCAAGAGCATGGCAAATGGCCGGCATGTTACCAACTGGTCATGGCGAAACCGACCTAAAGAACATTTTATCGTTTGTGTACAGTGCTTCTGACAAGTTCCAAAACAGAGGACTTGCTAAATCTCTATTAAAACAGTTTGGGCTTAATGAGGAATATATTCAGCTTATCGAAAATCTCGTTAAAAATAATCCAAACCAAACCTTAACAGAACTTTTATCTAAGACTAAAGAACAAATCTCTATTATCGAAAAAGGTAACAAGGTTTTGAGAGAATATGATGAGCGCATGAACCAAATCAAGCTCAAGATAACGGAGGCTATTATAAATTCCAATCTGTTAGACCTTCTTGAAAAGTTTGCAGACATTCTTGCTAAAATAATTGAAAAGGTTCCATCTGCTCTTGGCTTTGAAACAAAAGAGGCTCGTCAAGAGAGGAGAGAGAAAAAGGGAAAGGCAGAAAGCTTTCTTGAAGATGCTCTATATTATGCAAATCCAATTTTGGGCTCAACCCGTTTATTCGCTTCGGCAATGAGTGGTGATTGGGGTTCTAACTCGTTGTTAAGATATGTTATGGGAACAAATAACAACACAACGAACAATATTACATCAAATGTCACAAATAACACCACAGTATCTTCTGTTGATGAGGCTGTTAAATACAACGAAGAGAGCAGACAGACATCCATGAATATGGCTTGGTGGGGAAGAAACCTGTATAATAGTTCTGATAGAACTGCAACTTCTACTGGAGAGGGCTAAACATGGCAGATTTATCTTGGTTACATTCTTTACAACAATTTGGAGAGACGTGGGGAGAAAAAGCCCAGACCTCCGTTGAAAATTTGTATTACGACATTAAAGATTGGTTTATAGAACCACGAGATAGCGAAATAAAAGATTTGCACCTACATATTCGTGGAACAGAGTCGATGACCTTGAATGCTGATGTAACCGATTATTACGTTGAAAATAATATCGCATATCAAGACCACATAGCTCTAAAACCAAAAGTATTTACAATCAGTGGCGAGGTTGGGGAGCTCACTTGGTTTAGAAAAGACGAAAAAGAAACGGCTTGGGCAAATGATGGGCTTTTCTCTGCTGTAGAACAAAAGTTGTATCCTGTAGTGTCGTTCTTGCCTCCTGTCGCAAAACAAGCTTCTGCGATACAAGAAAAGGCGCTTAAGATAATGGGCGTTATCGATTCGATTGATAACTATGCGAATCGCTTTTGGAATTTGCTTAGCAATGATGATGTGGACACAGAGCAAAAGAAGAGCTTTAAGTATTTAACAACTCTTTGGCAGGCTAGAATCCCGATTGACATAAGAACGCCTTATGGCAAAATTAGAAATTATGTTATTCAAAGCATTGAGTTCACCCAACCAGATAGAACGGTTGATAAATCACAGGTGAAGATTTCCTTTAAAGAATTTAAAACTGTTATTGAAAAAAGGGCTCGTGTGTCTGCAAGTAAATATCAAGGAAGAAGCTCTGCACAACAGGCTTCAAAGAAAAACAAGGGAACAACTACAGGGGTAAAACTTACTCCAGTGGAGTGTAAACCCGGAAGCATTGTTGTTGATAACGAAACTGGAAGAACAATAGTTGTTGGAGGGGTTGGTAAATAATGCAAAGAATTACGACAATAGATGGTGATGCATTTCAAGAGGTTTCCTATATTCTTGATTCTGGCACAAAGACAACTATTACTTTAAAGTTTTTGCCGACACAAAGACGTTGGTTGTTAGATGTTGTTGATGAGAACGGCTTTGAGGTTCATGGGTTATATGCTTGCTGTTCTCCAAACATTTTGGACAAATGGCACAATGTTATTAAATATGGGATAGCCATTAATACGGATGATATGGTTGACCCATATAGACAAGAAGATTTCCAAAGTGGGTATGCATTTCTATGCATGCTAGATAGCAGTGAAAAGAACGCAATAACGAGGTATTTGGATGGCGTATAATCTAAAGTACATACTTACTGTTACACCCATTACGAAAGAGGGTAAGGCTAGAGGAAAATCGATAGTCATAAAAGACCCTCTTACGATTCGTTTTGAGGTAAAGAGAATGCCTTTTATGGGTGACAGTTGTGCTACGATAGATATTTATAATTTACAGCCTAAAACACGCGCAGACCTCTTTTTGGATTACTTTGATTTTAAAAATATTCAAAAGGTAACGCTAGAGGCTGGCTATCAGAATGGAAAGTTTGACTTGATTTATAAGGGGCGCATTGTTACCTGTAGAACACGAAAAGAGAAAACAGAAACGGTTACAAGAATAGAGGCACAGTCCGGAATGTATGTTTTAGATTCGTACATAAGCGAATCAATGTCAGACGGACAACTCACATCAGACGTTGTTAAAGACGCTCTTTCAAAGGTTACAGGTTATGATTCTTCCTTTATCCAGCCAGAGTCCTTACAAATTCCAAGACCGATTGCCTTAAAGGGTAATGAGATGGCTGTATTACAGACATACTCCAAAGGAAAGGTCTTCATTGACAACGAAAAGGTTGTTTCTATTGATGAGAATTATTGTATAGATGGAGACGTCCGTGTTATTGATGATGAAACGGGCTTAATCGGCGTTCCCGAAAGAGAGCAAGTTACTCTAACTGTTAAATGTATTTTTGAGCCAAGAATTAAGGTTGGGCAGGGACTTGAGATTAAATCGAGGATTGCACCACAATTTGACGGCCAATATAAGGTTTGGGGGGTATCCCACTCTGGAACAATAGGCCTTGCGTCTTCTGGACAGTGTACAACAACAGTTCAACTCTGGACAGGCTTGAATATATTTGGGCGTTTTTCGACAACAGTTTCAGAAGCTGTAGAACGTTTTGGTAGTTTCTATGAGGGACGGATATAATGACAAACTTAAAAGATGTAAATGCAGATAAATCGCTTTCACAAGTTTTAGAGAAACTGACAAACTCTATTAAGGTGTCAATGAACTGTGTTAAGATTGGCGAGATTGTTTCATTTGACAAAACAGACCAAACTGCAACAGTAAGAGTTTTGCACATTGATGATGAGAACTATAATATATATTCAAACGGAACATTAGAATATCCTCTGATAGGAAAGGTTCCGGTCGTTATTATGAGTGGTGGTGGAACTTATGTTAGCCATCCAATAAAGGCTGGAGACCAATGCTTATTGTTATTCTGTGATTATATGATAGACAGTTGGTGGGTGTCTGGAGAAGCAAAGCCGTCCATCGTTCCACGCAAGCACGACCTTTCTGATGCGATTGCTATTGTCGGTTTAAATGCAACTCCAAAAGCTATACAAGAATATTCTGATTACCTGCGTTTGCATTATTCGGCAGAATCTAGTATAGTTATTGGTGAACAGATTGATGTCAACAATGAAAAAATCAACCTGAATGGTGACACCAAAAACACCGGAACACTAGAGGTGGAAAAAGATGTTACCATGCAAGCAAATGCTACGGTCGCCCAAGACCTAACCGCTTTGTCGCTTAATGCGACCTCTGCTGCAACAGGTACATTCGTTTCGGCTGACAACAAAACTATAACTGTAGTGAATGGAATTGTAACGGTGATTGCATAATGAAAACGAGAGCAACAGATAATAGTTGGGACTGGAGATTTGGGAAGTCAAACCAAGATTATGCAGATGACGCTCTTGGTGTTGCCTATACCGTTAAGATGAAAATTCTGTCTTGGTTTAAGGATTGTTTTTTTGACCAAGATGCAGGTATCGATTGGAAAAATATATTGGGCTCAAAAACAACAAAAGAAGAGGCTGATGTTTCAATTAAGGAAATTATACAAACGGAGCCAGAAATTACCGAACTAACATTTTTTGAGAGTGAGGTCGTGGATAGAGTTTACACTGCCACAATTCGGTTCAAAACAATTTATGGCGAAACAATAGAGGTGAAAATATGACAGATGCTTTAAATGACAACGGATTACAAGTTTCCACTTCAGAAGAACTGCTTGCTCAGCTCGTAAGCGATTTTCAGTCTATTTATGGGACAGATGTCAACTTAGACCAATCTACACCAGATGGACAGCTTTTAAATATTTTTGCACAAGCTGGAACAGACATTCGTGAGTTGTTAACACAGATTTATAATTCGTTTGACCCAGATAATTGTTCTGGTCGTATCTTGGATGCTCGTTGTGCCATTAATAATGTGTTTAGAAAGGGCGCTACATGGACGGAAGTCCCTATTGATATAACGGTTGATAGAACCGTTACTCTGCAAGGACTTGATGACAACTTTAATGACGTAAATGCGACGGCGTATACCATTCAAGATAATGTAGGAAATCAATTTCTACTAGCCTCAACACAACAGTTAACAACTGGAACGACTCGTGTTTTATTTAGAGCCAAAGAGCTTGGTTCTGTTCAAACAAGTATTAACACAATTACAATTCCAGTTACCATTGTTTTAGGTGTTGTTTCTGTAAACAACCCTGTTGCGCCAACAAACATTGGAGAGGATGAAGAAAGCGACTATGATTTGAAGATTCGTAGACGGCGCTCTGTTTCTATTGGTTCTAGTGGTTATTTAAATGGGTTGTTAGCAACGGTATTACAATTAGAGGGCGTTACCGATGCGGCACTGTATGAAAACTATACAAATACAACAGACGCAAATGGAACCCCTGCACACTGTATGTGGCTCGTTGTTGAGGGTGGAACAGCTTCTGATATTGCCGATGCTATCTACAGAAAGAAATCCTATGGTTGCAATATGCGCGGTGACATAGAATACGAAATAATTACTCTTTCCAACCAACAATTCATTGCAAAGTGGGACGAGCCAACTGTGTTGCCTTTGTATATTAAGTTTACAATACAGCCGACATCTCCTACCGTTCAATTTGATACAGATGCCATCAAAGACTACATTTTGGATTCTGAAGCGTTTAAGATTGGACAAGGTGCAGAAACGGCCTCTATTACTGGGTTAGCACAGGCGGCCATTGATGCAAACGGTGGCAATGGTTATGCAACAAACGTCTTGATTAGTACAGACCAAGTGAACTGGGTTGAATATATTGCACCGGTTGTAGCAACAAAGTTGTCCCCATCTGATGTTGAGATAACGATTGAAGGAGAATCGTAATGGCAGATACATTTGACTACGCTGCATACTTATCAAATCTTTTGATAATTCAATATCACAATAAGCCTAAAGCTATTGAGACGATTAAAGCGTTGTCAAAAATTTTCCCATTAGAGCTTATTTTACAGGTTAGAGATGCATTTGATTTAGAAAACGCAACTGGTGTTATGCTTGATGTTTTAGGCAAGTATATTGGCGCGAGTCGTTGGTATTACAACACAGAAGGCGAGCAGATTCGTCTTAATGATGATGAGTTTAGAATGTTGTTAAAGTTTAAGGCTATTTCTAATACCAGCAATGCGTCACATTATGAAATTGACCAAGCGCTGTATGACTTCTTTGGGAACCAAGTGCGTGCGACATCCACCGGCAATATGCAAATGTCGTTCTTTGTTTCGAGAAGCGCAGAAAGGGTTGTTGAAGCGGCTATTCAACAGCGCTGCATGCCAACGCCATTAGGTGTTGAAGCCAACAGAATTGTGATACAAGACAAGAAGTTCTTTGGCCTTGTCAACTACAGAAATCAATACTCATTTTACAAAACAGGATTTAGAGAGTATAATAATCCTGATAAAGAAGGTGAGACGTTAAATTACGAGAAAGTGGAAGAAATCGAAAGACAATAAGGAGTAATAGATGTCAAGAATTACAAGGAAACAACAAAAGATATTTGCCTCAGCGGCAAGCAATAATGGTGTGTTTGGTTCTTTGCAGGGTGCTGACCCAACGTTATCTTCTGACCCAGATGCGATTCAGGGAAGAACGGCTTATGCAAACGGTTGGAATGATGCAACCTTTTCTTCTGAATTGTTACCACCTTTGGAAGAGTTCCAAGCTCTTCAATATCTGTTTTCAAGACAGATAGCTTATATTATGCAGGAAGGTATTCCTGAATGGGATACAAGTACTACCTATTACAAAGGGAACATGGTAAAGGTTGTTTCTGGTGATGAGTACACGTTGTTTGAGTCTATTGCAGACAACAATACTGGCAACCTTACATCAGATACAACAAAATGGAAGGTTTGTGGTGTTTCACAAGACTTTAATACTGGTCTTCATGCTTGGAGGTCTGATGTTACTTATGGCATTGGTGATTGGGTAAAAGGAGTCGGCGATGATGGAAATCCAGATATTTTCCAGAGCTTACAAGACAACAATAAGGGAAATGCAGTAACAGACGGAGATTATTGGTCCGCCATGTGTCTTGGAAAGAATGGGTTCCCACTTTTGTCATGTATGTGGGCCGGCCATAGATTAAACGAGGCATCTTGGTTAAGAGCTGATACTTGGTCTTGGCAGGATGGAGGCATTTATCACGCCGCTTATAATATGATTAAAGACCAATTTGACAACGGTACACAAACAAGTGAAATTGTTTCTGGCATTGAAATTCCTTTTGTGCTGGGAGCCAACGGAATGAAAATTGTTGATGCTGACAATGCTGGGTTGGTACAAGACATTTTTGAATCTGTGGGTGTTGCTTGGTATTATATTATTGATACAACAAATAAAAAGTTTAAATTACCAAGAACAAGTGTGCAAGAAAATGCTACAGAAATGCATCTCTACTTCTATGTTGGCAACACCGTACGCAACCAAACAGAGATTGACGTTGGTGAGCTTACAGAACAATTAAACGAAAAATGGGATAGCTCAAGAATGGTTGTTACAACAGCTCTTCCCGTTAACCCGCAAACTGGAGTGTTTTACTTTATTAAATAGGTGAATAATGGCGTTATTTGTTGGAAACGATGAGATTAAACAAATTACTGTAGGGCCTAGCGATGTTATCAAAAAGGTCTACTATGGGAAGACTCTTGTTTGGAGAAAACAGAGTACGTTTACTATTAACCCAACACCGTCAAACGCAACCGTTACGTTAACTGCTCAAGGATTCACACAAACTGGAAACAGCATAACCGTTCTTTATGGGACAACTGTAAACTGGAGTGTGTCTCTTGCTGATTATGCAACACAGAGTGGAAGTATTTTAATTAATGACGATGACTCAATGAATATTGTTCTTAAAGCCAGCACAAGTAGTAATACGCCAGCCACGAAATCTTTATATCTTGTTCCTGGTGTATATGAAATATATGTTGTTGGTGGTGGTGGTGGTTCTTGTGGCTGTGGTGGCGGCGGCAGTGGCTCGTCAAGTGGTAATACAGCTAATCCGATTGGAGGTAGTTAATGTCAAACTGGTATGCTTGTTATACAGGTGGTTCAGGAGCTGGTTATCGTGCCAGAATAAATATTACACAAGAGGGAACGTACACTCTTACTTGTGGTACTGGCGGAACAGGCAGAGGTGGTGCAACTGGCGCCACTGTTAGTGGTACGGCCGGTGCGGCTTCTACATTTAAAAAAGGAAGCACTACATTAATTAGCGCCGGTGGTGGAGGTGCTGGTGTTTGGGGAGCGGCTGGCGCCGCAGGAACCCTATCAAAGTCTTCTGCTTTGTCCGAGAACACTGTATATGTTAGCGCAAACGGAACAGCTGGGACCAGTGGTTCATTAACTGCATCTGGGAGGGCTGGACCTATTAGTGGACATACTTGGGGTGGAAGTGGTAGTTCTTTCGCAAGTTCTGCCGGTGGTAGTGCAAACTCAAGCTACCATGGATACATTTACATAAAATATATTGGACCCCTATCAACTTAGAAAGGAGAAATAAATGAGCGATATTGATTATGAGCCAGGGGAAGTTTTAGAGGCATTAAATGATAAAATGGATTTAGATGGTGGCAATGTTGTCGCTAGTTCTGGGTCTGCCTTTAGAAATATTACAAACTGGTCTAATAATATGACTAACTGTATAACCTATATTCCACAAGACATTAAACTGGAATTAGATAGTGGTACTCTTACCTTAAAGGCAGGAAGTAAAGTTTATGTCCCGAATGGGTTTGAAGAAGACGGAACAACGCCTAAGTTTGATGTTATAACAGTTGCTTCTGATTTAACACTTGGACCAATTGGAACAGCGACCACACAAAGTGAAATATACATATTAAATGACGGCTCTGGTTTTGCGCAATCCGTTGCTAATATGAGTGGGACTACAGCTCCTACAGGAAGTGCAATTTGGTATGACACAAATACAAATCTTATGAAGTGGTATAATGGAGGAACTGATACAGGTTATAGATATTCTCTTCCAATAGCTCTTGCATCTAGAACAAGTGGCTCTTGGACTTCTATCGACCAAATCTTCAATGGCTTTGGTTATATCGGAAGTACAGTCTTTGCTTTGCCTGGTGTTAAAGGTTTATTTTGTAATGGAAAAAATACTGATGGCACTTCGAGTAGCACTCCATTTGAGTTATCAAATGTTCTTGTAAATCATACATTCAATAATAATGCCACTAGTTATTTTGTGATAACAAGAGATTTGACTATAGCTCGTAGTCACGCAGACAATACATCTTATGATGAAGCAAACAACTGGATTTATCGTTCAGATGGACTTTATAAAGATGGAATGATTGCTGGTATTTTACAAAGTACTACTTCTGGTATTCAATGGTTTAATCCAAAGCAAGTCTTTCATGCCCTAGACTACAATGACGGAGATTATATCTCTGGGCTTGGTATGCCTGCCATTAGTAAATATCAAGTATTAACACTTGGTGCAAATGGTTCTTCATATACAGCTCCAGCAAACGGATATTTTAGTTTGGGTGGAAATGATGACCAGACTGTAAATGGTCGGTATGTTATGAGAAACGACACTACAAGATTTGGCGTTTCAGCAAATACAAATGGCACTTCTATTACAACTGGATGGATGGCGGGAACATTACCAGTTAGGAAGGGAGATATTGTGAACATATATTATAATACTGTTGGCCCAACTGGTATGAACTTTATATTTGTTTATGCGGAAGGAGAAGTATAATGTTTAAAGCACTAAAAGATGAAAAGATTATAGCTATATCAGACACAGACAGCGAGTTCCCTTGCTTGGTTCGTGATGAGGTTTTAGAAGACACAGAACATACTTGCGAGGACTATGAACAGGTCAATGGTGAATATCTATTAAAGCAAGATGTCCCTGTGGACTATCAGAACGAGCAGATACGCCAACAACGTCAAGCAAGATATGTTGTAGAATCTGACCCATTACGTTTGGATTATGATGAAGCATTGGCTCGTGAGCAAGATAATGCCGAAGAGTTGAAACAGGAATGGTTGGCTAGTAAAGATAAGATTCGTGAAGAATTACCGTATATTGAGGAGTCATAATGCATAAGGTGTTTGATTTGGATAAGGTATGGGCTTATGTAGCGGCAGGACTAATAGGGTTCTTTGAACCTTTGTGGGTTCTTATGCTTTGGTTCTTAATCTTCGTTGCCTGTGATACTATTACTGGTATCTGGGCAAGTGTAATAGAACGCAAAATTATTACTTCAAATCAATTACGCAAAACAATAGTTAAGTTAATGATGTACTCAATGACGATAGTGTTATGCCACGCCATAGATACCTCTATGATTACTTTGGTGGATATAGGTCTGGCCAAGTTTGTTTCTGCAGTTATATGTGGAATCGAACTTTACTCCATATTGGAAAACTGCTATCGTATTACAGGAAACAAGGTTTTTAAGACGTTAACGCAGTTTACCCTTAAAAAACTCAAGGATAAAACTGGCGTGGATGTAGAGGAAAATCAAAAATGATGAAAATTGCATATACTTTATTTATGGGTATCTGGCGTGACCTATTCGGCAAAAACGGTTGGGATTTGCCTGCGTTGAAATGGAGAATTGTCCAACATATTCTTGCTTTTATTGCCACGTTCTTATTGTGTATGTTTGACAAAGGCTTTGTTTGGTTTGGGTGCTTATGGGTTGCTCTTTGGATTCAAGTAGAATGGGCATTAGGACACGGCCCTTGTTATGACTTAGGAAAGAGTGGAAAGCCAGATGAAAAAATGCTTAAAAGATACGAAAAGATGCTTGGTTATAATCTGCTCTGCAAGATATTTCCAAAAGATAAATGGTATGGATTCTGGTTTGATTTTGCTCTATTGGCAATTAGGTATACATATCCATTGGTGCCTTTGGTCTGCGTATTTAAGCCGTTATTTATGACACTTGGTTTGGTTATAACTTGTCTGTATGCTCTATACAGATACTGTCCGTTTATGCAAAAACATAGGTGGTTAGATGTTGAAATCTTGGCTGGATTGGCTCTTGGGGCGTTCGTTGCCTACCTCTAAAGGAGAGCAAATGATAACACAAGCACTTATAGATAGTGTAAAAGAGGGCGAGGGCTTAAGGCTCAAACCTTATAGATGCACTGCAGGCAAATTGACAATTGGCTTTGGCAGAAATCTTGATGATGTCGGAATTACACAAGAGGAAGCCGAGTATCTATTGAAACACGACTTAGAGAAAGCCGAAAAGGAAGCCGAGAAATTTCCTGTGTATAGTAAATTAAATCAAGCAAGGAAAGATGTTCTTATTGAAATGGTGTTCAATATGGGATACTCAAGACTATCAGGATTTAAGAAGATGTTTGAGGCGTTGGAAAAGGGAGACTATTCAGCTGCTGCCGACCAAATGTTAGACAGCAGTTGGCATAAACAAGTTGGAAAAAGAGCCGAGAGATTGGCGTATTTTATGAGGATTGGATAATGAAATATTTGCCATTAATTTGTTTGTTGTTTTTAGCTTCTTGCAAATCTACCGTTCCATCTGAGACATTAACAAATAGTGTTATAAACGATTTAAATGCCCATCAACAGGCGATAGAGGTTTTAGACAAGCAAACTACCAAGGAATGTAAAACAGATGCTTTCTTGGCTAGTTTAAACGCTTTAAAAACACAAACAGAAAGTATAGCTAATCAGGTTAAAAGCATTAGCGAGACCTGTAAGAACGAAAAACTTGTCCTTGAGAAGGAAAAAACAATCAAAGATATAATGATTATGGTTCTGCTTGGCATACTTGTGTTGATTTTGTTCTTTTGGGTAAAGATAAGAAAATAACCGAGAGTTGAAAAAGGTATAAAAATTATGTTATAATGCTAGAAGAAATCGGTTGGGAGTACCCCGAATATGGCGAATAAGGGGTTGCCGATGTGCTTATACCGCTCCCTGCCTTAGTAGGAGATTGAAATGGCAGATTCTAATTTAATTCGTGGCGACAGTAGTACGGCTTTTGGACAAAACCTTCTAAGAATTACGTTAAGCGACCCAGATGGGCTTCTTGAGAACCACTCCATCTCTAAATGTGAGATTCGTTTTAATGGATGTGTAACAAAAACAATTTTAAATCCAGAGTTCCCTTTGGTTATTAATTTAACAAGCGAAGAGAGCGAAAAGCTTTCTGTTGGCGGGAACAATGCTGTTATGGCTGTTTGGGATGAAAATGGTCAGAAGCTCACCACAAAAGGTGGACAAATAATTAACATTGGAGCAAAGAGGGTATAATGGCAGAATTAGAGGCACAATTTGAATTACCGAAACGCTCCGAGATTGGTGCGACTTTTGAGATAAATATTGCGACAAAGGGTGACAAGGGTGACCCCGGTCCAGAAGGCCCAGAAGGACCACAAGGACCAAAAGGACCAGAGGGACCAGAAGGTCCTAAAGGGAAAGACGCAACCATTAACGGTGTCAATGCTCTTACATTAAATACAACCTATGGAATATCCCTCAACCAAAGTGGCAACACTGCTACAATTAGTGGTAAGGAAATCACAGACGTTGTTGATAGAATCGATTCGTTAATTCCTGCTCAAGCAAGCGAACAGAATCAGTTAGCAGACAAACAGTTCGTTAATAGCTCTGTTTCGACAAATACTGCGAATTTTATTGGGACGTTCGAGTCTGTTTCCGATTTGAGGTCGTATTCTGGAACAGTAACGAATAACGATTATGCTTTTGTAGTAAATCAGGTTGTTACAGATAACGGCAATGATTGGGCTTCTTTTGAAGATTTAGATGCCTATAATAAATCATTACTAACAAATATGGATTATGCTTGGGTAGTAGATGGTTCAAGATTTGATTTGTACTGGTTTAACATTGTCGAACAAGAATGGCAAATTGATACAGCAGACATTTCCAAAGAAGGTGCAACATTAAACTACGCATATAACAGATACAAAGCCGTTGTAAGCGGTAATGTTGTAAATTGGGAATATGAATATACGCTGAATAATTCCTCATTTACTGCAAGTCAATGGGCGTCTATTAACTCTGGAGCAACGGCATCAAAAGTAAATCAAATCACAACCAATCAAAATGCTATTGGTACCTTATCAAGTCTTACTACTACAGATAAGACAAATTTGGTAAGTGCTATCAACGAAGTAAATGTAACCGCAGGAAGTAAAATTTCTGATGTTACAGTAAATGGAACAAGTATTGTTTCTTCTGGTGTTGCAGAAATACCTGCCGCAGCACAGTCTGGCGATTATGGATTGGTCAAGTTTGGGAGTACTTCATCTGGATTGCAAGTTTCTTCAGGTACTGGGAATATAGCAATTTATGCCGCAACAAACACAAACCTAGAAGAAAAGACAAACGCCAACAGACCAGTTGTTTCGTCAAACTTGGATTATGCAACAGTCCGAGGAATTGCATATAATGGTTTGACGCTTACAGCAACTGAGAAATCAAATGCTTGTGATTGGTTGGGTGCAGTAAAAGATACAACGATTGGTGGCAGTTCTATTGTAACTGATGGGGTGGCAGTTATTCCTAATGCTTCTGGAGATACTTATGGTGTAACAAAACTGACAAACTCTCTAGTGTCAACAAGTAATACGATTGCATTAGCGGCAAGTTCCATAAATAATTTTTATAGAGATGTTATAGCTGGTGTTGGCACTTATGATAAAACTGCAACTTATGCTGTTGGAGATAAAATCCGTTCTACAAGTGGTTATTACGAGTGCATTAAAGATATTACAACGCCACACAACTGGGATGCAAGCGAATGGCGACAAATAACAATTCAAGGTGAAATTGATGGAAAACAAGACAAACTCACACCTGATGATGGTGGAAGATATATGGACATCATTGAAAAGGTTGTTTTGCCGTCTGGTTATTCAAGATTAGATTATGTAATCAACGAAGCAAGTGCTTCGCCATATACAACACTGGATTTAGGTATTCAACCACAAGATGGGGATATTATTGAGTCGGTATTTGTGGTGAATAAAGCCGCTATGAGCAACTATTTCGTTCAAGCACGGGACAATTCGGGTTCTGCAATTTATGGTTTAGCAGGGGCTTCATCTGGAAGCACTATTTCTTGTGCTGTGAATGGTGTTACTGCCGATGTGTCTATAACTCGCCAAAATGGTCATAAGTATTATGCAAAGGCATCTATGGTAAATGGTACTTGTTCTTTGTATATTAAAGATATGACGGACAATTTAGAGGATTATGGAACAAATACTTATACTTGGGGAACGATTAACAAGAATTATCACTTATGGGGTAATGGAACAAACACAATGAATGGGGAACAACCCGTTCAGTTTGTCAAGATTACAAATAAAGGCGTGGTTCGTGTTCATATGGTTGCAGCAACCAATGGGGTAAATGCGGGCTTCTATGATTTAGTCAATGGCACATTTATTAGCTCAATGACAGCTGGCTCTGTAAGTGCTGGAAATGTAATAGCAAATCCAACAGTTGTCAATACAACACTACGGAATAAAGATTTTATTTACTTTGGAACATCTAGCTCAACTGCTGCTACTGTTGATAAAGTTGTAAACATCCCAGAAATTACACAATTAGAGGAAGGACAAATAATTATTGTTCAGCCAACAGCTACATCAACTGTTGCTAACTCTACGATTGCTTTGAATAACTTTACTGTGTATCCAATGAGATATAATAATGCCGCTATTACAACATCAACCGACAGTATCGTTTGGTATGCTAACGTACCGTCTATTTGGAGATTTGATGGAACATACTGGGTATTCTTAGGACATGGTGTTGATAACAATACAACCTATAACTCAAACACCTTTGCCCTTTTGACAGCAGGTACGAACACAACAAACAGATTGCTTGCTCCGTCTATTTATAAAGATAGTACTTTTGGTGCAGTAACTGCTTATGCTTCAGGTGATACAATTCCTTTGGACGATAAGTGTTTATACAATAGCACAAGCAATATCACAGCTTTAACGTTATCAGCACCGACAGTTGATGAGAGATATATGTCACAAGTGAATTTCTCATCAGGAGGAACTGCCACGACTTTAACATATCCTAATACATTTAAGATATATGATGGATGTGATGATGTTCAGGTTGTAAATGGGGTTAAGACATTTGTTCCTGTGGCAAATAAGCGTTATCAACTGTTTGTGTTTAGCGATGGGGTTAATACTATAATTTTTGCAAAAGGAGCATAATATGTATGGGAAAATTGAAGATGGCGAATTAAAGTATGCAAGTACTATTGCTATTATTGATGGCGATATGGTTGTTACCAACCCTAAAGCTGAAGATTATGTCCACGCTGGATATAAGTTAATTGTTGATAATGCTAAAGAAGATGCCGAGAAAGAATATACGCCAGAATATATAGAGGAAGAAGATAAAATAGTAATCAATTATAAAGAGGTGTAGTATGAGCTTAAAGAAAAAGTTGTTAAACTGTTTGTTCACAGGCACATATGCACCTTGGCTTACTGAAGTTGAATGGTTAGAAAATCCTTTTAGTCAAGCAGACTCTATTGTTCCATATATTGATACAGGTATTTTTCCTAGTTGGGATTTGCCGTTTGAAATGTCTGCAACAATTACAAAGACATCAGCAAACAGAATGCTGCCACTTAGTAACTATGCCAACCAGTTGACATTTTATATTGAAGTAACAGCAACAAATAGGGTAAGATTTGGTTCGCAAGATTCCACTGCTTCCGACCCAACTTTTGTTGCTTTTGATGCTTATACAAGCTCATCCTATTCAATTCCATTAAATAAACCAACAAGAATATGGGTAAAATATACTCCAAGAAATGATACTGCTCATTCTGTTGATTATGAAATAGGATTAGAAGTATTGGATGGTTCTGGAACAACTACTTCCACAACAGGAACTGTTTATCGTGCAGGAAGTCCAGCATCTACCACAAGAACGTTGCGTATGTTCTATGACTATCGTAATGCACTTAGTACATTTGATGGGGGATTTAAGCTACATCAATTAGAGGTTAAATACGGGACAATACATCAGAAGTATGTTCCTTGTTTAGATATAAATGACATTCCTTGTATGTATGAACAGATTAGTGGAAAGTTATACTATAATCAAGGAACTGGTAACTTCAATATTGGAAGACAAATTACAGAAGTTGAATGGATAAACCTCACAGGAAGTCAAAGATTCAATACTGGTTTCTTACCTAACGAATTGTCCACTACATTAAAGGCAACTTTTGAAATAACTCCTGATTCGTTGGAGAGATTCCCATTTGGTGTTAGAAAATTGCAGGGATATGAAGAAAGTTGTTCTATGTATATTGGTCCAGTTGTGGGTGGAAGTCCTAATGGTTATTTAAGACTTGACTGGCCATTGAGGGCTGGTGGTGTCGCTGCTCGCTATAACTTTACTGCTTCTACTGAAAAGATTACATTGGAGGCAACTGGTAATTATTCAAATGTAAACGGACAGGTGCTTACAGCAAGCACAGTGGTTGACTTTACACATCCTAAACCTTTTTATATTGGAAACTGTTTTACAGAGTCTACCAATGCGTTTCAATCGGCTTTTAAGGGTAAGTTTTATGTTGTCAATTTGTTGAACACATACACAAGAGAAGATTATAGATACTGTGTGCCTGCTCACGATGAAAATAATGTAGGATTTTTCTTTGATAGAACGAATCACTTTATTATGGATAACGAGGGTCAGAATACACAGGATATGACGTGGGGAGATGAGATTCACTCTATCGGATATGTCTATGGAGGTTATCCTAGTTCATTTAAAACATTAGGAACTACATTTGCTGCACATAGATGGGAAACAGATATGAAAGCTCTTGGAGATGGAGAAAATGTAATATTGCTCGGTTCTACAACTGGTGCTGCAAACTACTGGGCTGTTTCAGCTTCAGCAGATGCTTATATGCTTCATACAACAAGTACACAATATTGGATTTATTTAAATGCAAAATTAAGAAGAACGTTATTCCTTGATAGTAATGATTTAGGAAATAGTAAAGGAAGTCTAACTCTGGATGTTGATGGACAAACAATGTCCCGTATAGCGACTTCGGGATTTAACACATCAACTTCATATAATCTGATTGGCTTAAGTTCTAACTATATTGGAAAAATGTGGCTGTATGGAAATAGGTGTTATGACAGGTCAACAAATCAATTACTTCTAAACTGGGTACCAGTTCAAACTGGAAATAAGGTTTGTAAAATTTTAGAAACAATTACTCATACATTGAATGATGCAGTTTCATCTCCAGAAGAACTGACTGCTGGATATAATATGGCAGGATACTCTATGGGGAATGAACTTCCATATGGATTCATTGAGTTAAATTACCTTGAATCAACTGGACCACAATGGGTTGATACTGGTATTTATATGAACTCTGATTATGGTGTGGAAATAGTAGCAAGACAGACCTCTACAACACAAAGTGTGGGGAGATATTTGTTTGGTGACGCACCTGTCCAAAACACTAGATACCTTATTGCAGTTACATCTGGAAATGACACATATAGATTTGGTTTGGAAAATGCCAATAAAGACTCAAATGTTTCTGCCTATGATGGTCAATGGCATACGCATAAAGTTGAAAATAAAACCTACTATATTGACGGAGTTAGTCAAGGTTCTTTGTCTGTTACAGACTTTACAGCAGGCAGAACATCCCGTTTGTTTAGTGTCCAAACCACAGGAACTCTTACTGAAAACTATTGGCAGGTAAGAAGTTGCAAACAATACGATAACAATGGAAGAATTATAGCACATTTAATCCCTGTTTTAAGAACGTATGATAACAAACCCGGTATGTATGATTTGATAAATAGAAAGTTCTTAACTAATGGAGGAACTGGAGAATTTAAATATGGTATCGGTAATAATTATACGTCACTAAATTATATTGAAGCAACTGGAACACAATACTTAACTGTTGTAAGTGGGGATGTAAATGAAACCTATGGTATTAGGCTAAATGCTTCTATGGCAGGAGAAACAGACAACTATCTCGCTGGCTCTACTGGTACTGGTGGCAACCGTATATTCTACTTTGGCGCTAGAAGTACTTCTTCTTATAATGCTTGGTGTTATGGGTGGGCAACTTCATCAACCGGTACTACAAGTCCTAGATATAATTTTAGTGATTATCCTGACGGTTTGGATAACTTCTATGTCGGTCAGTTAAACTTCTTGAATGACAAAAAGGTATCATTCGGGAATGAAACCCCGACAACAATGACATCTTCTGATGGTGTATTTACAAATACAAACATCAACTTCTTCAGAACATACAAAGATGCTGGATGTACTGGAAGAATTAAATGGGGTCAAGTATCTGCTGGAACAAATATAATCCGTAATCTTGTTGCGGTAAAGAGAATTGACGATAACGAAATTGGAATGTACGACACTGTGAACGGTGTGTTTTATAATAACTTAGGGGAAGGAACATTTAATTATGCAGAATAAGTTTGGTAATGAAATAAAAGTAATAGATTGTCGGCTACTGGACATCAAGAAGCAAGTCCTAGAAGCCAATGTCAGACACCTGCAACACATAAGGGAACGGTATCGCAAGTATCACAAAGCAGGGAAAGTTAGTGGGGATAGCACGTTGAGGACTGAGCAACTGTGCCAGTTATCCCAATGGAAAAAACAACTCGGTCACGAATGAAAGGATAAATATGACATTAGAAGAACAAAAAAAGCTAGAAAAACTCGAAAGACAAGCAAAAATTGAACGCTTACGGAGATGTCAAAAGAGATACCGTATGCTGGAAAACGGAGCCAGCCCAGCAGAGCTGCTTTCCCTAAAATGCGAACAAGCTGTTGTCGCTAAAAAGCTAGAGGTTGCTTCTCGGGAAAGATAAAGCAATCGGGGGCAATAAATGCACGGAAAGTTCAAGGAAATGAAAAAACTTATTATCCTAGGACAGCTTGCCCCCTACTGCACATACTGTGGAAAGAAAATAACAGACCCAAACGATTTTACAATGGACCATAAATTACCACTATCTCGTGGTGGCCAAACGGTTTCTAGCAATCTAACTCCAGCTTGCATGCACTGTAATCAAGAAAAAGGCATGCTTACATCTGAAGAGTATATGGTTGTGTTAAACTTTAGAAAGTCAAAGGAAAGGTAAAATGAAAAAGATATTATGTTTGTTAGGCTTGCATAAATGGGGCCCTTGGATGATAGGCCCCATTACTGGTAAAAAATATAGATGGTGTAAGTACTGCAATAAAAACCAAATAAGTTAGTTTGAATAGAGTGTCTTCTTTGAGCTCTCTGCCATTTCAATCAATCGGTTTAAAGACAACAATTCTGACTTCTTTCTCTTCTTTGCAAAGTGTCCCTTTTCAAGGGGAACTATCTTATACATATCCCCATCTTTAGAGATGCGAGCAATTCTTCCGGCCTCAACCCTAGCCATAGTTACATAAACAACAATATCTCCAACATTGATTTTATTTTTCATAGGTTACCTCCTTCGTACATTATATACCACATTTTTAATTAAATGTCAAGAAAAACTTATCCAATCAATATCTAGTACTAAAACACAATATATAGTATTTAGATGGTATTTTAGACACAACATATAGAGTTATCCAAGTTATCAACATGCTTACTATAAAATATATAAAGGTTAATTTCTTTTATATTGCTTTTCTTTATAAGGGAGAGAAAAAGCCCCATCTGAAAAAGCTAAAAAAAGAATGGAGCAGAAAAAGAGAGAGAAAGGTAAAGGGATGTGCTCTTTTTTTGCTGGGTAAATCTGAAAACCCAACCACATATATTATAGCACATTAAATGGCAAAATCAAATTATAGGCATTTATCTTGTTTAAAAAACTTTGCGCGCTCCTCTGATATTTCCCTTAATCTTGCATCGACCTCGTATCTAACGAACTCACACCATTCTTCGTAATCCTCTCCGGGAACTCTGGTAAATTCCTTCATTACTTCTTGGCGAACCTTATCTACAATGTTTGTTATTTTCTTTTTAGTCATGCTACTCCTCCTACAAAACGAATAATAATACCATTATTTGCAAAAGTCAATAAAAAAGTTATAATAAATATGTGGTTTAAGAGAAAGGAA